CAGACAGTTAACTAAGATTCATGTTACAGTAAGTCTTAAACCGAGCGTTACACCTGTAATGAAGTTGATCGAGAAGAGTCGTGCATACATACTCACTGATGAGTTTACGCCAATTCTTGGTCCATTTGTTCGCCGTGTTATGTTTCTTCATGTTACACCCGTAGAGGCCCATGTTGACACAGAAGCAATGAGAATTTGGGGTTCAATGTACCCGAAGGACGAGCAATACAGGAATGAACCTGCAGCTTGGATGGATGACTACGTTTCCAAAGTATTACCTGATGCCAGAGTTAAACCTTTTTTAGATTGGTTAGACACCACAACGAGGTTGGAAGATCTTCTTAATCCTCCACTTTTACAAGAACCTAAGCCTGCCAAATCAGGTGTTCTTGTCGTTGCAGATGGCACTATCTTACCTGTTGGTTCAACATTCGATTCAAAGTTAACTAGGAAAACTCCTCAGGAGTTGAAGGATAAGTTCGACTTGATGAAAGCAAAGAAGGTAGCTGACGGCACCTGGGTGGAAAAACCACAAAAACCACGCCCCCAGAAGCGCAAAGTTGATATCTCCGACAGTACCATTCCTACTGTCGATGCTCCTGTTACACCTGAACCCGAGAAGGTGGCAGTTAATCCTCCAATGGATAACCACTGGGTTACCGTCTCCAAAGCGACGGAGAAACCAAAGCGAACCATTGTGAATAAAACTAATTCCTATAAAGGACCTAACCGAGCACGTAACGGTGTTCCAAGTAAGCCTTTAGTTAAGGAAGGATTAGTTAATACAACGTCGACTACGTCGACGACGTCGACTACGTCGACTAGTCATTAAACCCTAGGGGAACGGGTCAAAAGATGGGCGTATTTGGGCGCCCATTTCCGATTTATCTCTTTACCGATATTTGCTTTTGACCTTCACACTGCGACAATTTTCTTATGAATAATTCACGACCTAATAACCCTCAACCCCGATCGCGCAAAGCGACTCCTCGAGACTTACCCCTTACAGCGCCTTCTCAGAAGAAACCCCGCCAACGTAAAGGTAGGAACACGAACAACACTAACCAAGGATCAATGTCCCGCATTGCACCTGTAGCTACGTCCAAGAACACTAAAACCCAGCGCCCTAAGATGCGAACCATGAAGAATGGTGACTGTCATATAATTCATCGTGAATATATTTCAGATATTAATGCATCTTCAGGATCTCCTTCCGCTTTCTCAGC